AACTTTTCAAATGCGGCAGTTTGTTTTTGGTAATCAGCCTCTGCGATTTTTTGCTTTGCATGCACCTTGTCTAGATTGTCGAGGTATTCGAATAGGTTTCCGTTCAGCGTCGCAAATATAGATCCAAAGCCTTCAAACATAGTTTGGATAAGTCCGAGCGTCGGAGAGTGGGCGAAGTCTTCAAGCAGCAACCCAAGCGATGTAATCATTTCCATCGCTGACGGTCCTATTGCTTCACCGAACGCAATTTGCACTGTCTGTAAATCACTGATAAACTTCGCCCACTGTCCAGCGGAAGTTTCAATCGAACGCTCTGTCGCGCCAAAAAACCGTCCGCCCGCACTTGTCGCTCTCTCAATAGACTGCTCAAACATGGCGAAGGATATTTGACCATCCTCCATAGCCTTCTTTAGTTTTGGCATAAAGTCTTCGGACAACCCGCCGAATTTCTTAGCCATCTGTTGAGCGATCTCAGCCAATGGATTGAAACCAGCGTTCACCATCTGTAGGACTTCCTGACCCATCAGCCTTCCAGCCGCCTTCACCTGCCCGAACGCAAGGGCAAGCGACTTAAACTTGTCCTCATTGCCAAGTGAAACGTCACTTAGTCTTTGAAGAATTGGCGTTATCGTGTTTGCCGCTACGCCATAGCCCATCAGAGTTTTAGCTGCGTCAGCCAGGCCAGTGAACGAGAGTGGTGTCTTGGCGTCGAGAACTCGCAACTCAGCCACCATATTCTTGGCCTTTTCAGCCGAGCCGGTCATTACGTCGAATGCGAGAGTAGTTGTTTCAATTTGCGAGGCGATAGCCCGTGCGTCGATTACCATTTTGCCTAATGCCGCCGTGCCAAGTAGTTGGCCCATCTTAGAGCCAGCCATTGCAAGAATACCTCCTGGCTTGGGCGCATTTTTATCTTTGATTTCCTGCCCTTGCTCCTTTTTTAGTTGCCTTAACGATTGAGCGTACTTGTCAATCGAAATCGCACCTTGCCTGTAAGCATTCGTAAGCTGATTTAGCTGTGCGGTGTGCCGTTGCTCCATCGTCATGGCGGACTGAAGCAATGCGTTCGCTTGCTGCACGCCCTTGTTGATGTAGTCCTGCTGCACTTGTTTCAGCTTGAGTGCCCTCGTATGCCGATCTATTGCGACCGTAACGACGCCGTTCGCTTTGGCCGCCTGTTCCATGAGGCGATTGTTTGCTGCTGTCCCTGGTGCTAGAGTGCCGGTCAGTTGCGAAATCTCAGTTATCGCTCGAATGTATTTCTGCTGAGGTGTTAGCGATTGCTCTGTTAGTTCCTTGTGGCGAGCCAATGCAGTTGCTGCCGCCTTTTCTGCATCAGCCAATATTTTTGTTGCGGCTGCGGCATCTTTCATGCGTGTTGTTAAAAGTCCGTGTCTGGCTGCCGCCTGATCGACAAGACGGTTTACGTCTTCTCTTGTAACCCCAAGGGCTTTAAGTTCTTTGCGAAGCTTGTCCATTTCAAGCAGTTCAGCGTGAAACTTCTGTATACCCGTTTGTGATCTCGATGCTAATTCAGCGGCGCGAGACTGTTCTGCCGCTGCTGCTTTCTGTGCCTTTGCTAGTGCATCAAGAGCGTCCTTTTGTGCTTGAACCTTAGCTGTAACGACACCGTATTTTTTAGCAGCCTCTTCCATTAAAAGATTATTTGCGGCTGTCCCCGGTTTTAAGGAGCCTGTCAGTTGCGAAAGTTCCGCTAACGCTCGCATGTACTTTTGTTGTGGCGTTAGCGATTGTTCGAGTAATTCTTTGTGGCGTGCCAAAGATATTGCTGCCGCCTTCTCTGCCTTCGCTAGTGCGTCAAGTGCGTCGTTCTGCGCTTTCATTCGAGGTGTTGTAATACCAAATTGTTTGGCCGTTTGATCCTCTAGCCTATTGAATTCGACGGTTGTTACGTTAAGTTGTCGTTTCAATACCCATAGTTCTCGCATCGCAGAAGCGTATTTGTCGTCTGTTGATGTTGATCGAGATCGCAGTTCTTCAATACGGCTACTTAATGCCGACTTAGGTACAGGCGTCGCAAACTCTCCTTGTTTGAATCGCTTCTGCAATCCAATTAAGGCCCGTTCGTAGATATGCACGTCTTCCGTCGAGTTCTTGAAATACTTATTCAGCATGTCGAGGTGCCGATTGTATTTCTCGATATCGCTTTCACCGTCATTAAACGCCTTCCTTAGCGAGGCAATTTCCCCACGGGCAATCTTAAAACCAAGCTGGATAGCCGAAGTTTCCATCGCCAGCTTGATGTTCGCGAGATTTATCGTTGATGCCATTTCATGCTTTCGGTTTGAAGCCAAACACGCCAAGCAGCCCCTGGAAGCTTTCCTTGGCTGTTTGCGGTGTTGCTGGCTGTTGCTGTTGCTTTGGTTTCTTCGGTCTTACGTACCGATCTGGCATCATCTCGTTTGGTGTCGATGGACTAGCACTAGCCCCGTATTGAATTCCAATGAAACTCAAAACGTGTGTCAGCATCGAGACGATCGACGCAGTTTGAAACCAATGCTCGCCAATAGGTTCAACGCGATCGAAAGCATCCCAATGGTCAAGTGCACCATGCGGCATGCTTTTCAGCCACGATTGGACGTCAACGATTCCCCATTGGAAAGCGAGTCGATAGGCTAGACGGAGCCTTCGACTCCCTCGGAGTTTTTTACCAGTTGTTTGATTTCCTTTTCGCTGTATCGGTTCAGCTCTAAGCAAACATCCCATATAGGACTCGCGTAACTCAACGGAAGGTTAAGCAGTTGGTCACCAGATTCGCAAATGCGGTTGCCCTCGGAATCAATCAACATGATCGCAAGCATCGCTCTACGAGCTTTATTCATGTCAGTTTTGCCGTTCGTCTGCAATGCTAACTCGTAATCCGCTCCTTGCGATTCCGTCATTTCACGCACACGGAATTCTTTTTCATTAACGATCACTACCTTAGTGCGTAGCGGTTCTGCCAGTAACGCTTCGAATTCTGCCTTGCCTATCATTATTCTTCGTCTTCCTCTTCAAGTAATTCTTGTCCTTCTTGCGAAGGGATGTAAAACGGAATCGCCTTCCCGACTTCTCGGTCCAGCAACTTTGAACATTGAGTTGCAATTTCATCTTGCTGCCCAATTGTCATTAGCATCATCGGCGGTAAAGGCATGAGGTTGGCACCGATATCTTTTGAGAGATACCCGCATCGAGTGCCGTCAACGACAACATGCCATTGGCCTATCTCAACTTCGACGCCATCGAAACCGACGCCGAGATGTGGTACAAGTTCTACTTTCATAGTTTGTTATGCCGCAGTGTAGGTAAGTGCTGTTGCTCCGCCATCGAATTGGATCGTCATTGACCCCTTCATAATTTCGCCAGCTTTGCAAGTCGGGAAATCAACATCTTCAACGAACGCCGAACCTTGCAAAGATCCTGCACCTGCTCCTGCGTAGGTAATAGTGAACAATGACCCAGCGTAAGGTTCCGATGTCGGAATCATCGTTGTTGTGATAGGTGGAGCAGCACCCATCCAATAGAATTCAACAGTGATCTTCGGCAGTTTGCGCAAGTCGCCCGGTCGCATTTTTTCATAGCCCGTGCTGGCAAGAGTCGTAATGTCGAGTGGTGTCGTGCCAATTTTTGCCGCACTTATGCTCGTTAAGAAAGTTGTTACCCCCAACCCAGAGATTGTTGTTCCTAATCCGGTAATCGGTACTGTTAATGCTGCCATAGTTAAGCTGCCTCCCAATAATGAACTTTGAAGTCAAATGAAGTTATGTAACGATAAGCCTGATTGCCATCAGTTGGGGTGTCTGTGCCGTAAGAGTCACCGGAATCGATCATGGTACAACCAAGGTAGATTCCGCTTACTGTGCCTTTGAAAGCGCAGATGCCCGTGTTCCTAATTGCGTGGGCCAGGTCGTTGGCACCTTCACGCGAAGCTGCGTAACAATCCATCTGGATTCTTGCGTGGCCCGATCTTGTAACGTTTGTTATTTCATGGTCTCGCTCCGTAGATATTTTCGTGTAAACAATTGCCGGTAAAGTCGAAGTTTGGAGTAATTGGTCTGGATACATACGCTGACCAACGATCGTAGAAACCGAACCATAGGTAAGTAGTTTTGTCCTCAATGCTTTGCCTACGTCGCTTGCCATTATTCGCCGCTTACTACCTTAATTGTTCTCGCTGCGGCCTCAGCCGACGTGCTAACGACTTGGAGGTATCTAACACCCTCAAACGCAGCTCTCGACAATGCAATATGCCGACCAGCAGACGTGCCGACGGTGACAGCGTAAAGCGTGCTCTCGTTGTATATCGGATAGAAGGACGTGCCATCTATCGATCCGTTAAAATTGAACGACGTGCCAGTTAATGCAGTTGGCGTTACAATTGCAAGCGGGATGCGACTGTTATCAAGAGTGAGCGAAGCAGAAACGGTTCCGCTGATTGCGATTACTACCGTGTCCGTTAGTCGTAAATTTTTAGCCATTTAGGTTACTCAATTCAGATTGAAGTTTTGCAATTCCATACGCGATTTGTTCGCCTTTTGTTTCTTCGTATGCACGGTGCATAAATCTATCGTGTGGTGCAACCCGTTTTAACTTGCGAGCGTATTTACCCCAATAAACAACGTCTCTCGCTTCGCCAGAATCGAAGTTGAGTTTATTGGCACCGGGACTTTTTCCGCCAACGACCAGAACGCCAGTATGCTCATAGGAAACAAAACGATAGCCAAGGTGATCGCGGGAGTTAGTTGCGTTCCATCCTGCTTCGTGCATCTTCTTGCTTTGTTTCTCGCGGTTTGTTCGTCCGTCGGCTTGAACCGGTGTCGTCGCGCGAGGTGCAATAGCCTTGGCTTTCGAAAGAATAGGAATCGCCATCGCTCGCAGTACTTTATCCACGACCTGCGTTTGGATTAGTATTGGCATTGAAATCAGCCGAGCTAACTGCCGTTCGTCGAAAGTAAATTCGAAGTTAAATCCGTTTCTCATTGCGAACTCCTTACCATGATTTCCAATTCACGGTTAAGGCCATCGACCTTGTTAATGTAGGTGATGCCGTAATAAACACTGTCGTGCAGGATTCGCATTTGTGTTGTGTATCCATCTCTATAGTTGACGCGAAAGATGGCCCTTGTTCCGGCTTCTATCTGTCGGCCACGAATAGTTTCCGTACCGCCAGTCGGGACAAATTCCGCAGGCTCATCCGTTCGGTAATTAACCCAAGTCACAACAGGTTCTCCGGTGTCTGCAATTGTTTCCGTTGCAGACTGGAATATTATTCTGTGTCTTTTTTTGCCGGCACTGGTTAGCATTATGGGTACGTTGCCCTTCGAAGTTTCGAGACCGTTCGCTCGTACTTGCGTTGCTCAGATTCTTTAATCAAGTCGCCACGGTCGTAGAAGTCGCCAGCGACATTAAGCAGACACGCTTTCTTTGCGAGTGCCGGTACAGAATATTGGTCAGCGTATCCAGCGAGGTAAGTAATTTCCCATGCGTCCCACCGATCGACATAAGTAGGCAAGACCTGCAAGTACTTGAGGTGTATTTTGCGATGTGCTGCATCAAAGTTGTAGATCGTTGCGGACAACGTTTGTTGTACGTTCGACGTGTCGTAATACTTGATCGAACTAACTGACGCTATAGGACTGCCCTGTAGTTGCATACCATCGAATGCATTTGCACAATTTACTTTAAGAGTGCGACGGCATAGGTAGAGTCCAGTATCGCTTTCGACTTGTTCAGCCGCCGACAAAATTAACTCAAGCAAATGTTCGTCGTGTGTTGAGTCAGTAAGCGAGACTTCTACTTGCTTCTTCGCTTCTTCTAAGGTTAGGGCAGAAAATGTCGGTGCTGTAACAAGCTCAGGAATGTAGTTGGTCGTGGCTTCCATTATTTTCTACCTGCCTTCAAAGCGATAGGTTCAGCCTGCTTTGCCGGTAGTGCGTCCTGTTTTGCTGGCACGATCTCAACTCCTACGCCACGTGATATTAGGACGGTAGCGATACTTTCGCTCATCGTAGCAAACACTTGACCAGCATCCCAATTATTCCACGGTCGCACTAACTTAACGATCATCGCTTCAGTCCTTGCAAGTTGAGTGATACGGGAAGGCTGCTACATTCGCCTTGCTTGCCAGCCCAGGGTTTAATGTCAGACAGGCCAGCCGCTGACATTAAGTGCGTCAAATACGATTCGTTGAATATGCTTTTATGAAAGTCGTTCTCGTCAGTTTGGCCGCCGAGTAAGTATCCCTCGAAATATGGATGGTCCCGATTTTCCATAATCCAGTCCAAGTCGGGCACCGCTATCTTGAGAACGCCACCAGTCTTCAAAACGCGACACCATTCCTTAACTACATCCTGCACTTCTTTTTTAGGGAAATGCTCAAGAATGTGAGAAGCGCGAACCTCATCAAAAGTTTTATCGTCGAAGGCCAAGGGAAAAGCTTCTTGTCCGTTTTGTCGGTCTACAACTTCGTAGCCATCTTGAGGATTTTTAGCGCCACCGATATTCAGCTTTCGTTCTTTACTGCCATCCTTAGCTAACCCTCGTATCCGTCGCTGTGCTGCATGCCAGTCAGATGGATACCCGTGCTGTAGTTGCAGGTCTTCGTCGTAGTGTGCGACCATTTCTTCCATGTGCCCAATCCTGCAACCTGGATCAACGTACAAAGTGTTTCCGTTTTCTTTCCACTTCCGCCAAAAGTAAATATCATCGTCAACCTTGCCAGATTCCTTGCTCCAATCGCCATCAGGCGACGGTGTCGAATGGAACCAAGGCTTATTCATTTTTGCGAGCTTCAAAGCGCGGATAACAGTCAGGCCAAAATGTGCTGTCACGGCCTCGAACGGTTCGTCTCTCGTTACGTCAATTTTGCATTCCGTTTGATTTCCGACGGTAAACAATGGATACGAGATACCACGTCGCGGTTGCATGGAAGCGAGTGCATCTATGTGTTCGTTGTTTGCGATCATTTGGATAAGCCTGTCAATGTGTGTCGTGTTGAAGATCGAGTCGCCGTCAACCGTTACGATTAACTCGCACCCATCCTTAACAACGTCATTCATCATTTCCTGCATACACTGGCCGTAAAACACGCCGAGACTAATCGACAATTTCAAACCGCTTTCGCGGATCGCTGATTCGATTACGTTTCGGCAGTAAGTGTTTTCATATCTGCCAGCCGTCATCAAGACGGCAACTTTAACTGGAACTGAACCCATTTTTAAAACTCCTGTTTGCCACGGGATTTATAGAACTAAACAATCGTAACTGGTGCAGTCGTAGAAGCGTTTGGTGAAGCGTCTACCTGCTTAACCACAATAATTCCGCCGAGCAAAACAGTACCGTTAGTTGTAGTGTCTGGAGTTGCAGTGACGCGCATGTACCTGCGTTTTCCAATCCAGTTGCAGTGATAGACTTGGCACGATGCTGATGCGTTGTCCAACAGTACAGTGCCAAGTGATACGTGGCTTGTCACCACAGTAGTATCGCTGTGCAGCACGTCCACGATTACGTTCGTTGAATTAGTGTTCGCTTCGATTCCGACGGAAACCAGAATCGTTGCGTAATGAGCACCCGACATATCGATTGACGCAGTAGCAGCATTGGTCGCAGCCGCAAGCGGCGTCCGCGATAACTCTACTCTTAGAGCTTGTTGACTTTTCATTGTATGAACCTTTTGATTGAATGATTGTTGTTAAAAATGCAGGTTGCCGAATATTACTACCCGACAACCCGCGCCACCCGTGGCAACAGGTGTATTAAGACGCAGCAGTCTTAAGAGCTACAATCGGACCGCAAACAGTAGCCGTTCCAATACCGTGAATGTTGATATCGAAACGCTCTGTGCAGCGAACAGCGATCGCATCTTGCTTGAAGTAAATGCTTGAATCGCTTTGAATATTCATCGCTCGTCGAGTACCCATAGTTGCTGCCATGCGCAAGTCACCGTAGTATGCAACGATCGTCGATACTTGTGATGCAGAAGTGGTCGGCAGTACCTGTGAAAACACAACCGGATCGCCAAGGAATGTCTGTTGCATTCCAGATGCGATATCTCGATTTGTCGTCCCGCCAGCAGCGACCGCAAGAAGTTCCATCGACTGAGCAAATCCTTGCTTGCTGATGTACCATCTGTTTTGTGCACCGTTGTATTGCGGCAACGTACCTTTAGCCTTATTGAAGTCAGCCAGGTCAAGCGTAGAGAATGAGACGTTACCGCTGACAGCATCATAGATGCATCCCGCAGCAAGCTTATTCTTTAGTCCAACCATGCCGCCATACGTGCTAGTGGCATCACCCAAGAATCCAGCTTGGTCCTCAGCCAGAGCAAGAGCGTACCCAAACTCTTCGGACATCAATCCAGCCATGCCGATCACTTCATCTTCGTTCAACTCATTTGATACTTGAGTTAAGATTGCAGCTTTCTTTGCGGTTAATCGAATCTGATTGAACGCCATGTCCGACGCTGTGATTTCAGCATTTTCAGCGACGTAGTAAACGGTGTAGCCAGTGTCCCTTCGTGGAACAGTGACAGTATCGCTTCCCATTGGGTACACGTAAGCGTTCTGGCGGAATACGCCGAAGGACTCAACGATGCGAATGATCGCAGTCTCAAAGAACTCCGGTACGAGATACCCACCAGCAGTGTTAATGCCTTCGCTCTGTGCATTCATAACGCCGTTGTCGAGGCACCATTGCTTTGGCTTGGCACGATTACCGATTGTCGCCAAGCACCATTGACCAGCAGCGTATGCTTCTCGCTCGTTGCTAAATGCACGACTGTTGAAGCTACGCTTTGCTCGTGCTGGCACTCGGATTCGTGCAAGCACGTCATCCTCTTGATTGTCTTCAACGATGCCAGATGCTGCCATGTGCTCTTGCAGTTTCGGTACCATTACCTTTTTAGCATGATCCATCACCGCAGCACGAGCTTCGAGGTTCGTGATTTCTTTGGCAATGTTTTCAAGAAGGCCACCAACATTGGTGATCTCCTCCATCCGTGTCTTTTCAGACGCAGTAATATCCCGTGATTCCTTTTCAGCTAATGCCGAAATAGCTTCGACCTCGGAAACGAGATTCGATACTTCCAACCGCTTACTAGCTATGAGTGATTGCAGACTCATTAAAAGTGCCCCTTGAGTTATGCTGGCACTTAATTACACGCAGAGATGCGGCTCAGTGCCAGCGTGGTACGAAACATAAGTTCAGTACGACGCTGCGCCTCATAGCCGCTGAAAAGATGCAAGAGTTGCGATAGTCGATTTTTAGAACGGGAGAAATCCCGTAGACGCAAACAATGTAGCGACGAGGGGGGCACGGGTCAAATTATTTTTTACTTGCTTTTAAGATAAAATGCTGTATGCTTCCATTTCCTCAATGATTTTCCAAGGAGAAAACATGAAAAAAGAACATCGACTTGCTGCCCATATTTACGGGCTTTCTGAACCGCTTGCTGATTATTGCAAGAAAAACAACGTCACCGCAGCAGAGGCAACCAGGATCGCCCTGTGCCTTTTGCTTGGATGGGAAAAGATCGAAAACGAAGAAGATAGTACGTTCGCTTCAATTCAACCGGAGTCCGACAATGACCGATAAACAAATGATTCGTCGAATTAAGAACCGACTAACCGAAGAGTCTCTTGTCATCGGTGAAGTCCTTGGCGCGATGTACGTCGAGTTCAATTACGGGCCTGACAGATACGTTGCGACTTGGCACAAGAGCCGTATTTCGGTATGCAGAGTGCTAGAGAAGAATGGCCGCGACAACGCATCCTACGATTGGTGGGCAAGCGACGTTCAAGACAAACTAAACGCAAAAAAGGTAGCCTAAAATTTTTTAGGTATATCGATATTGGGGCATTGCCTAAATGCTGTTTTACCGAGGCACCGGTCAGCTTTCGACCACCCACCTCACGGGAATTATTTCGATATGTTGACACCACCCCTCCCCCCGAAAATCATTCGGGGAGGGACCCCCCTGTAGTCAAATCGATCTGACTACGTAGTCAAATCTATCTGACTACACCTTTCCGAGGGTGTTGGTCACCCCATTCGGGGAGGGACCCCCCCTGTAGTCAAATCGATCTGACTACGTAGTCAAATCTATCTGACTACACCTTTCCGAGGCGTTTGGTCACCCCATTCGGTCAAGCGGCCAGCCGGTCAAGCGGCCAGCCGGGCAAGCGGCCAGCCGGGCAAGCGGCCAGCCGGTCAAGCGGCCAGCTGGGCAAATAGTATGGATTAAAAAAAAACAAGCAAAATAGAGGACAATACGTATTGTCACCCTATAGTCTGGACCATACGATTGACGTGGCGCAAAGAGCTTGTGACGATTGTTCACGGCTTGCGTCCAGAGGTTAAAATCATGATGGAAAGCAGCGTTATCCGTAAATTTGTTCGTGATTCGGGCCAAACCCAGAGTATCCAAATAGGGCGTAGCAGCAACTCGCGCACGTGTGGCACTAGTACTCCCATAACGTATGTCCCCGGCAGCTCAGCGCCCGCACTAGTCGGCCAGCCTTTCCTGTCGACTACATTTCGGAGTGGCAATTTCACCAAAAACTTGTACACTCCATCGACTTTGGAAATAATTGTCGGGTCGGACTGGGTAAGCGAATGATGTCAAAAAAACTGACAATCAGACTTGGAAAGCTTGCCGAACCATTGGAGAAATTCGCCAAGTCGCGCAAGCAAACGCAATCGGAAGTCGCAAGGATGGCAATTTCGAAA